ATGTTGTTCACCTCCTGGCCCGGCGGCAGGCTCAGCTTGGTGACGCGCAGATCATAGCCGTAAAGGGCGCAATTGGCGGGGATGACGGTATCTGGCGGCACGATGTATTCGCCGGGCTGCACAATCACGATGGCCGGGACGCCGAGGGCTGCAGCGCGTGCGAGCCCCTCAGTGATGCTGGCAAGGGGCGAGGTCAGCGAGTTGCCTTCATTGAGGTCTTTGCCGTCCATGGTGACATAGAAGGTGCGGGCGACGGGGACCGAGACGAAGGGCAACCGCTCGAGGCTGCAGACCTCGACGTCTGTTGCGTGTCCAAGCCCGAATGTGCGCACCCACGGCACGCCGTAGCGCGCGCCAATCGGGGCCACCACGCTGGCGGGACCCTCGGCTTCGGCCACGACCGAGGTGCGGACCTCGCGCCGCCCATCCACAACGCTGAAGTTGAGGATGGTGTTAACGGTGGTGGTCGAGAGTGCAGTCTTGTCCGCAGCCAGCCAGTCGATGCCGCAGGCAATCGCGTCGTCGGACGGATCGGGGCTGTTTGTGGCGCGCCGAAACACAGCACGAAACGCGTAGCGCTCCTCGGCCTCGATTGGCACCGGGGTCAGTGCTGTCACCTGCTGGCTGGCATCGAGTCGGATCACCTTGCCAAAGGTGTTCTGGGTGACAAGCCCGCCGCCGAGATCATAAAGCTGGGGCGTATCGCCAGGGCGATGTTCAAGGGCGGTATAAGTCTGCATGGGATGCGGTTCCGTGAACAAATGATGTGGGTCGCGTCAGGCCTGCGAGGCCCGCTGGGTCAGGTCCAGCGCCTCAGGCAGGATAAATTACAGCAGTCGGATCTCGATCAGCGGGATTGAGGTGATCGAGCCGAGGCGTTCGATATCGAGGGTGACGTCCATCAGATCGCTGTCGAAGCGCACGGGCACGTCGAACTGGTAGCCTGCAGTGATTGTCACGCCGGGATCCGGGGCGACCTCAAAGGTGACGATCCCGGTGGAGGGGTCGCTCGACCAGCCGTTGAACTGCTCGGCACCGCTCAGCGCGACGCGGATTGTCCCGGCGACAGGCTTCTCGATGCGGCGCTGATAGACATGTGGCACGGTGCCGTAGGCTTTGGTCAGCGCGAAGGTCGTGGTGGTCCCGTCGCCGATCCCGATGGGCTGATCCATCTCAGACACTCCCTTTGAGGGCGCGCAGGATTTGTAATCGGCCCAATCCTTAAACCGAAACCCATAAAGCCGTCCGAGCCGCGCCTCAAAGAACGCGACCACCGCGTGTAAATCGTCGGCGCGCCGAACGCCGTAGGATACATCATAGCGCCTGCGCGACGCGGACCAGGAGGCGTTGCGCTCCTCGCGGCCCGAGGCCAGCTCGACGATCTGGGTGCGCCGCTGCGGCCCGCCGCGCGCACCACGGCTGATGTTGTCGGGAAACTGGACCTCGTGAAACGCCATTACATGCCCCTCCGGCCCATGGAGACTGCGCGCGCCATATCGGCTGCGACCTGCGTGCGCGATTGGCGGAAGCTCTCTGCGTCCCGCGTCATGATGTTGACCGTGACAGCGCCGCCGCCACCATTGCCACCGCCGTCGCCATAGGCGCGGGACTCTCTGCGCGACAGCACGCGCTCGCCGCGCTGCAGGATGGCGGGGACCTCGTCGGATTTGAGGCCAGCCCAGCCGCCATTGTGCATGCGCGGCGCGTTGGCAAAGGCCATGGCCGGAACCATCCGCGACGGCGCAGGACCGCCAACGATACCGCCCTGATGGAACACGCCCGCAAACATCCCGCCAAGATTGCCCAATGCCCCGGAGAGCGCGTTGGCGATGGGCCCGAGGATGAACTTGCGCGCGCCGAGCTTGGCAAGGTCTGCGATCATCGAGGTGACCAGGCCTTTGAAGTCCAGCTTGCCGGTCTTGACGAAGTTCCCGATCGCGTCTTCCGCGCTTTGAAACGCGCTGACCAGCACGTTGCCCACGTCCGCGCCCACATCTCGCGCTTTGTTGGCATATTCGCTGACCGCCTTCACCACCGCCTGCCACCCGGTTGCTGCCGCGTCCGCACCCTCGGCTGCGTCTGCGCCAGCCTGACGCGCCGCCCCGCCAGCGCGTCCAGCCTGCTCTTCGGTGTCCGCGAGTTCGTCGTTGAACCGATCCGCCGAGGTTGCAGCACTTTCGATCGCTGCCGCACCTTCATCGCCCGCGCCGGAAACCGCATCCTTCAGCGCCTGCCATGCCGTCATGGGCCGCGAGGCAGCATCCGAGAGCATGCCCGCCGCCTCGGAATACCCAGATGCCCGGCCGCGCGCGTCGTCTGCCATGCCCCCGAAGAGATCAGGCGTTTGGAATGGATTGTCCGAAAACGCGCTGTCGTATGCCGCCCTTGCGCGGTCCCCAAGGTTGACGGCCTCGGGAACAACCGATTGCCACGCTGAAAGATCAGGCGCAGTGATGGCCCAATCCGGACGGCGACCGCCAAGGGTCAGCACGGTGTTGATCGCCTCCGTGATGCCCGCAATCCCGGTCTCCATCACCTCGACGAGGCCATTGATCGCAAGGGCGCCAACGCGGTCAAACACATCTGGCAGTGCGCCCCAGATTGCCTGCACCGCAAGGAACGTGCCCTCAAAGGTATTGACGGTGCTGTTTGCCCAGCCGACCACCGCCTCTGTGGCTGCTTGCAGCCCGTCGTAAATACCAGCCTGCGCCGTGGCCCAGCCAGCTTCCACACGCGCCCAGGCGGCATCCGCGCTGAGCGACACCCGGTCCCAGACCTCGACCGCCACGTCTTTCAACAGGTCCATGGCGTTGCCAAAGCCACCCGCACCAGCAACCAGGCGGGTGAACTGATAGACCAGCTCGCCCGCGCCGACGATCAGCGCGCCGATGCCGGTGCGGATGAGTGCGGCCCGCAGGAAGACCAGACCGGTCACCAGTCCACTGACCGAGAATGTCGCGGCCACAAGCCCTGCCACCCACCGGCCTGCCATCACGCCTGCAAAGGTCACAGCGTAGGTGGTCATCCGTCCGATATTCTCGAACAGGCCCTTGATGGCCACCCCAAGTGGGCCGCTGGTGCGCGCCATGGTTGCCAGAGCATCCGCCACTGCCTCAAGCGCAGGGGCGGCTGCCACCGCCAGCTGGTTCGAGACCCCGCGCCAGATCAAGCCCAGCCGTGAGATTGCGTCATTGGTGCGCTCGATTTGGTCCGCATCCTGCTCGGAGACAACGATCCCGAAATCATTCACGTCAGCAGTGGCCTGACGCAGCGTGGCGGTATCGATGCGCGTAAACACGACGGCTGCGCGGTCGCCAAAGAGCTGTGAGGCGACAGCGGCGCGCTCGGCCTCCGGCACGAATTCAGCCAGCCGGTCCTGGATCAATGCGATGCGCTGATCGAGCGGCAGGCTTTGCAGCGCGCTGACAGACAGACCAAGGCGGTCAAGTGCATCGACGGCCGGGCCTGCACCTGCGGCTGCCTGGCTCAGACGCCGTGTCAGTTGCACCGTGGCCTGCTCGACGTTGCCCATGGAGACGCCCGAGAGATCAGCGGCACGCTCCAGCACCTGCAGGCTTTCCACGGTTGTATCCAGCGACTGCGCCAGTTTGGCTGTCTGGTCGATGGTTTGCAGACCCGAGCGGATCATGGCTGCGCCCGCAAGGACCACGGCTGCCCCAGCCGCCGCGGCCGCGATCTTGGCCCGGCGGGTGAAGGCCGCGAGGCGTGCGTTTGCAATATCGACCTCGCGCGAGAGACGACCGAGCCCACGGGCACCGGCATCCCCAATGCCGTGCAGCTCGGCCTTGACCTGGCGTCCGCCCACGGCTGCGAGACGCACGAAGACGCGCTTATCGGACATCCTGCTCTCCAATCCGTTCGTTTACTTTTTTGACCATCACCGCCTCAATCTCGGGCAGCAGTTCCATGGCCACGAGGCCGTTGATGCCAAGGGCGCGCGCCATGGCGAGGGCCGCACCCATGTCCCAGCCGAGGATGATTTGCCGTGTCGCGCGCAGCTGGCCGCCCAAACGCCCAACCAGGTCCCAGATCTGCACACCCTCGAAAGTCTGGGGGCGGTTCACTTTTGCCGGGCAGTCCGGGCACGGGACTTTGCAGGCCTCGAGGGCTTCGCAAGCCTCGCAGTACCGATCGCCCCCGCTGAA